GTGACATAAATGATACGTCCTGATGTGCCAGCTGCTGGTAAACTTGATGTAAGATATGATCCAATTTGCAGAGATTGTGATATATTTACCGAACCACTAATCAAACCTCCGGACTTATCAAACTTATTATCAAGCTTGGCTTTAACCTTCTGACCTAACTGTGTAAGTAAACTGCTCATCTAAATCTATGGTGTACTCAGACCGTCTAAGAAATCGTTGTAATCTCCTACTTCCTCTTCACGTGCATCTAAGAAATACGGCAAGTCGTTCCAAGCAGTCGTCCCGTCACCTATCTTAATTCTGTTACGAGCCGAGTCGATCTCGATTCCTACTTCCCCCTCTAAAAGTACAGGGTTGGCTGATGCCCAGTTACTAGCGGAATCGTTTCTAAGTTGTATTCTTTTACTAAATGTAGCCATTTGTTATGCTCCTCCTCCATTATAAACATCTAAGTTATCACTAACAGTTGCTCCTAAAGCGTCAATCTGTGGGTCACTCAATGCAGCGTTACCACCCACTAATCCGATGATGTCAGGGTCAGCTGTAATGGAATCTGTCACTACTTTAGCAGCCGTTGCCGTAGTTACCGCTTCCGTCGCACTTCCCGAAGCCACCGCACCAAGTGTATTGTATTGAGCGATTAATGGACTCGGTCTAACAACACGAGGTCTTCTGTACGGTCTAGCCATGTTAGCACTTCCATCTACGCAAAGCTAAAGCCTTACGAGTAGGACGACCTTTATTGTCTTTCATCGGTCCCTTTACTCCAGACATACGAGCACAGAAGGAACGCTTACGTGGACCTCCGCCGGGCTGTGGGGCTTTCAGTTTAGAACCAGTCGCTCTGTTGTACTTCCGTCTACCTTTTGCAGTGAGTCCACCCTTCTTGCTTTTCTCACCTCTGCCTATGGATAACGATACACCCATCTTACTTCTTCTTCTTCGGGAACCCACGCTTCATATTAGCGTAAGCTTTTGGTGTAATCGTTGATTTCTTTTTGCTACGACTAATACCGAGCTTCTTTCTTCTGTTAATGTTTGCGTATAATCCTTGTTTCATCTCTGTACTAATACCTCCATCATACGATCTAATTTAGTGTGAACTTCTTTAAGTGCTTCTTCTACCTTTCCGATCCGTGCTTCAACAGCTCTATCTCTTTCCTTCTGTGCAGCTAACTCCACCTCTATCTTAGTCATTCTTTTCTCACCGAGATCAAGACGTTCAATAACACGTTTGATAATCCACCCGATCACGCCAAGAGCGACGACCAGGGCGGTGTTAAGAAAGCCAGAGATAGATTCGATCATTTAATTGCCAATCGAGATAAAGTTAAAAACAACAGTTCCATCAATGCCCTCCTCCCTGTCAATCGTAAATCCGCTGGTCGATATAGAGTTGGGATGAAGACTCACTGTAGAATCAGCATCCGTTCTGCTTATAACCGTAGAAAAATGATTATTAGGAAAAGATGTAGGAAATGAAAATGTTTGTTCCGCATCGGATGAAGAAGAACCTTGTCCGAATTTAATTATCAAACCACCCGGTAGAGTTGATGTCCCGGATGTGGCTACAGTGTTCCCAGTAGGTGCAGTTACTGAGCCTGAATCATCCACATACGCCTTGATGCTTTGTTGCGTGGCAAGTGCAGTAGCAGAGTCGGATGTCATAGCGTCCTCGTCTTTTATCTCGATAGCTACAGGAGCAGCAGAACCTCCACTTACATTACCAAGTGCTCTAAGGTTATCGATAGAAGCTAAACTCAATGTACCACTGGTCGTAATAGGACCACCTGTCAGTCCGGACCCGCTTGCTATAGAAACGACCGTACCGTTGGAGGGTTGATCGCTTAAATCGTTATAACTTCCACTAGTAGCTACAGTAGATAAGCCCAACAATGTTTTAGCTTCAGCAGCGGATAGTTCTTGTATATCAGAGTCAGCACCATTGTCGTTGCCTAACAGTACGTTGTTACCTGTAGCATTTTGTAACTTAGCGTATGTAACAGAGTCGTTAGGAATAGCACCGCCAACAATACCAGCAACCGTGTCGTCCACATAGTTCTTAGTAGCAGCGTCTTGATCGGCTGTCGGGTCACTGACGTTGATGATCTTTTTATTTAACGCATCGAACTGACCGTCTGCTCCCGCTTTTACTCGCAGTGATATATCGTTCTGTTCGGCACTCTCTTCAGCAAGATAACGATTGTGCAGGTACGATCTGTCTAGCTCCGATTCAGTTAATACAGAACCATTTTGGAAGTCTACGAGGTCGGTGGCAGGGTCTGATATACGACGTACTCGGACGATCTCTCCACCTGTTAACGGTGTTGTTGGGTTACTAAGAACTATCTTTTTAGTAGAAGTTAAATCAATAGTAAAGTTAGTTGTAAGTGCTTGCTCTACTCCGTCAACAAACACCTTAACGTGTTCGTCCTCAAGGTACGGAAAGTTAAACAGAAACTCGGTCTGTCCTGCATCTGCTGTATAGTCTACGTAGGTGATAGCCATGATGTTAAGTGTATATTATTAATTATTGAGTGAGAAGAGCAAGTCCTTAGTCAGTTTGAAAAGATTTCTAATATAGATATAGGTCGTCCTGTTTCGTCTGCTTTCAATTCTAGGTTCTCCATTATTTCAAACAGTGGTACATCTTCTTTATTTATGAAGTCATCTAAAACTGTAGGGTCTTCAAGCATATCCTTCTGTGTTTGTTTATAAAACTTCTGAAGCAAACTATCTAAGTCCCTTAAACCTTCGTTAACAAGAACATCAGGATTAGTCTCACTAGCTACAAAACCTTTATCGAACTTTTTATTCCAACGATTGCTGTATATTAAATCATACACAGCGTCTTCTAAGTATTGTTTTCTACCTTTTATTCTTACTTGAGTTTCCCTAAGTCTGCGATCAAATGCGTAAGATAACGTCATACCGTCAGAGTTCCTGAATTCAGTCATACGTATTCCGGGGTAAAGAGTAGCTGGCTTACGTCTTATATTACCGTGCGTATCTGTTGCTACTATTTTTTCAAAATCAGAACGCTGCTTCTTTCTTCTAGGTGCTTGTCTAATGATAGCTTCAGTAACCATTGTTTTATTAGAAACTAAATCGTTACCCAACAAATCAGTCTTCTTATTAATAGGCATAATGCCTAAAACAGAGTACATGACTCTATCGTAATATCGACCACCTCGTAAATCTGCTATGGCTGCGTCGCCATTCGCCTCGTAAGCTTGCACAATTTTTCTAGCTTGAGCAGGTACAGGAACATAACTAGCAACTAATCGAGTGAATGCACCAGTAAGTACTTCTCCTTCTCCTCCTACAATCTCCTCAAAGTTCTTAACACCTTCTGCTAGAGGCATCGCTTTAGATAATTGGATGAGTGATTGTTTTAATACAGACCATCTATTTTGGTCCTTAGTTAATATCTTAATACCTTCACGCTCTTCAATTTCTTTAACACGCTCAAACGCAGCCCAGTCAGCCATGAAAGCTAGAGGGAATGACCAAGGTAAAGCAGCTGAGTAGTCACTGCCAAATGCTTTAAAAGATTCCATACCCGTTTTCTTTCTTTGGTCTACTGTCATCCAAGCTAAAGAACCAGTAACATTACCGCTAGTGGCTCCTAGATAACCAATCGCACCTATAGATAAGGCTATTAAAGCATCTGTGAGTAATTCATTGTTATACTTAGCTCTGCGAACAAAAGCATTTTTAAGTCTGTCATCTAATAAATTAAACTCTTCTTGGAAACTTGCTTTCGCTGCATCATCTAAATCTGGTTTGTCTAACTGCTTCTTAACAACATCCATCTCAAGTTCGATGTTTCTTATAATCTTGTTATATGGGTTTGATGTTTCACCGATTCTTTTAGGTAGTTCAAAAGGGGATGCTTCAAGTAAACCTAATGAACGCTTTGCGGGTGCTGCTACTAATCTAGCTCCTCTGTATACAGCTCTGATAGGCACACCAATATAAGGCAAGAAAGCATTGATACCGAAACCTAACAAACCATCATCATTACTTAAATCTTTTAGATTGTTAATAAGTTTCTCTGCTGAGTTAACATATACATCTTGCAAATCGTCAGTGTTACTAGCGAACAACAACTCTTCACGGACTTGGTTTACTTCATCCATGAACTCGTGTGTATCGTTTAATACTTCTAGTCCGTCACTGTCCACCCAAGCTGAGTTGTATAATTCTTCAGCTTTTTGTTTTTGTTTAGCGGGGTCGTTAGGAAATTCTAACAAAGCTTTCTTATTAGACTCAGCATATATCCTAGACTTCACTATCTGTCTTTTAAACACATCGTCTACTGTTTGTATACCCCGCACACCTAGAGATAATATCTGATGATACTTACCCATTATAACAAAATCACCTAAAGACTTAGCTACATTATCAACAGCTTCTGCTCTTCTCTTTGCATCTCTAGCTGCTTTAGCTATTAAGGCGTGTTCACCTCTAGGTAGACCTACCGTACTTATTTCATCAGCTAGTTTACCTGCTCGTCTATCGGTGGCACTTAGGTTCTCCGCAAACGTGCGTCTCATTGACTCACCTAATCCGTTTAGATCAGTTAACATTTTAAATGCACTAGCTGCTTCGATGTGAGCCATCTTGTTAGCAATCGGTACACCTTTATCTAAATTAGATAACCAAGTAGCAGGTACTCTAAAGAACTGTTTAAACCCAGCACCAATACCCGTAGGAATACCTGCGAAAACAGAAGGAAGCTGGTCAATCAAAGCCATCTGTCTAGCTTGCTTAACTCCTCTTATGAACTTAGTACCTTTAGTAGCTACATCCGCTTCCAGAGCTGCGAAGAAAGCTTGTTCCATATCTGCGTACAACCTAGCGTTTTGCTTCTCTTTAGCTTCTTGTACCACAGCTCTATCTAAGTCAGCTAACTTCTGCTTCATCCTCTTCTTAGAGTCAGCAATCTTTTTCTGTAGTTCTTTAACTTTGCTAGGTTTAGTTGGCCCTTTTGGTTTTGGTGCTAATTCGGCTCTAAGCTCAGATATAACACCTCTAGCTTCTATGTCGGCAACTCTAGCTAGATTAGCTTCTAATTGCTCTATCTTTGCGACTTCAGCTTCTACTTCTTTGTAGTACTTAATCCGATCTTCTAAATCTTTTTGTTTAGGGTCTTTAGGTCTTTTCTTTTTAACTTTAGCAGCAGCTTCTTCTAGTGCTATATCATCACCAAATCTAGCTCTTAGTTCGTCTAGTTCTTTCTGTAGTTTTGTTAGCTTAGTTTGTACAGCTTTCTTTAAATTCGCTGCTTTCTGCTCCTCCGTTATTTCTTTCTTCTTACGGGCTTTAGCTCTTCTTGTTACTTTTTCGTCTATCGCTTTACCAGCTTCTTTTATGCGTGGTTTTATTTTAACAAAGTCATCGAACAAGCTTTTTATGTCAGCATCTTCAGATATTAATGTGCGACCTAACTTAGCTTCTAAGCTTACTTCTAATTTAGCTAAGGCTGCATCCTCTAATCTGGAACGATAACTATACTTAGATAACCACCTATACTTATCAGAATCACGACGAGCTGCTTGTAGTGTTCTACCTCCGGTTGTCTCTGCTATATCTTTTACTTCAGTGTTTAGCTTACGAAAGAACTGTACCTCAGATAACATAGCTTCGATAGTATCTGTATCGTCTGCGTTCTTAGCTAGTTTCCTTGTTAAATCGTTTAGGTTTCTGTAGGTACGATTGTATACCTTCTTAGCTTCTCGCT